GTATTACGCGATCTAATACCACCTTTAAGAGTTGTTCCATCTACTACTTGTAGTTCACCTGATGTAGAAGAAACTGATGGCGTCCAATTAGTAAAGTCTTCTTGATCTGACCATCTAATTAGTAAAGGATTAAATGCACTACCAGAAAACTCATTTGTTCCAAAAGCAATAACATGTCTATCATTAGGAGACACGACAATACTGTTAATACTAACAGGAGCAGTAGTTACAATAGCTGCTCTAACTGGTACAAGACTTGCATTAGCATCCCAGTGTAGTAAGTTACCACCTCTACGAACAGCTAATAAATCTTCTCCAAAGTTATCTAGTGACCACTGACTAGCAGCAAAGACTATATCCGAAGCTTCAGCAGGTTCATTCCATGCTCTTTCTCCTGATGTAGATACACCAGCATTATATACTCCTGCACCATAACCTAAACCTTGAATATTTTCAGTACGTCCAGTTCTTAAAAGAAAGTTAACTGTTCCTGTACCAGCACTTGTACTTGTAGCTGTTGCTACACTTGTAGTGCTAATAAGAAAACGATTTGTGCCGCTAGTGCTAACTGCTCTAAATACAGGTCCACCAAAACTACTTGCGGCAAAATTAGTACTAGCGAAGTTTCTTATAGATGCACTAGTAAAGAAAATAAAATCATTTACTGAAACACCGTTAGCATTAAGACTAACTGCAATTTTATTAGAACCTGAAACAGTTGCTAACTTACCAGTTGTTCCATCTGTTCCTACAGTTACTGTGCTTACAATAGGAGTTATATCATGTAAAACATCACTGGCAAGAAGGTATAATTTTTGTTCTGTGCCAAAAGACAAAAGTTTTTCTGTATTATTATTCTGCCAAGTAAGTAAGTCTCTGCCTGTACCATCAAAGGTAGTAGATAAATGTTTTTGATAACCACGTAAGTTTTCTGGTTTACCTGCCCTAAAACGAACACGATCACAATCATACCAAGAACCACCCTCAGAGTATTCTGTAGACTCTCTGTGTATTCCAGGTCTAAGATTAAATTTAAATAAGTTTGCTGATGTACTTGCCATTTTATTATGGGGTATACTCTGTTATTTTAACATGTGACATTGCTATTGTATTACCATAAAAAGGTGGATCAGTATCGTTAACTGCATTAACATAACAAAAACTACCTGAAGCATCACCTATGTGTACTCTAAAACTTTTTTGAGATGTGGTTCCTGCTGTTACTTTAGCTTGTGCTTCTAACCTACTTACAAAACCACCAATTGTTTCAGGATTAACTGCACCACCTACTGCAGTTGATGAAGATACATCAAATATAACTATTCCTCTATTACTATTATTAGTAGTCATTCTTGTTAAAACATTTGCTTCAATAACTAAAATATTACTTGCAGATTTAGGTGTTACAGTAATATCTAGACCATTAACTCTATTACCTTCAGACATTAGAGGAATTGTACCATCTTCAGGTATAGCAACAGCACCTACAGAAACAACCGAAGCAAAGTCAACTACTGTAACTTGTGCTACTAAACCACTCGCCCATTCAGGATTAGCACCTGAACCTTTAGTCTGTAAGAACTGACCACTTGTACCTGCAGGAAGTCTTGCAATACTGCTTCCAGCATAATAATAAACATCTCCTTGAGCATCGCTTCCAAAACTAAGTTGATTACCTAGACCATCAAATGCAGAAGCAGATACTGTGCCTGAAAATCTACCTGATACAGCCGACACTGATGTAGCATGTATTGCTGTAGCTGATACTTGTGTAGCTGTCATAACGCTAGTAGATACTTTAGTAGCATTAAGAACACTAGTAGATACTGATGTAGCGGTAAGACTATTAGCAGTAAAAGCACTTACTGATGTTGGAAATGCAGTTTGAAATACATTAGTTCCATCAGTTGCTACCATCACATTAGAACCTTGTTCTATTGTAGCGGCTGTATTACCTGCAGTTTTAATTTTAAGAGCAAATGATCCAGATGTATTGTTTCTCACATAATACATCTTATTAACAGAAGGAATAATAATAGAAGTTTCTGCGGTAAGTGTACCATCAAAAGACAAGATAGCTTTACGTGATTGATCTGTAGCACCATTAACTTGAGTTAGCGTTAAAGGTGTTGTTCCACTAACAGAAACTATTTGATATGCTGCAACAGCCTGATCAACTAGATCAATAACATTCGAGTTAAGTATTGTTCCCCAAGAGTTAGGATTTTCTCCATCTCCTTGTTTCTCTAATCTAATGTTTGTTGTAAATGTACTTGCCATTTTAAACTCCTACGTGTGCTGCAGACATAAACAATATATATCCTGTCTCTTCTGAACTTGTTTGAATTTGATAAACTATTGCATCCAATCCATAAATACTTTTAAAGGTATGTATATCTTTTACAATTAATCCTGGTTCTTTTTCAGAGTGTTCAAAACATCTTTCTGACATAGATAAACTAAAAAATATAAAATCAGCTTTTTGTTTTGATATCTCTAATGCTTGTCCAACTCTTAATATTGCGTCTTCATCTACACAAAAACTTTTGTACATTACAAAATCTTCAGGCATAGGATTTTGTAAATGTCCTGACTTTGCAGGAAAAGACAAAATAAAAACCTGTAAATAAAATATTGTAAAAACTATAATATATTTTAACATTAATTTAAAAACCTTAAAAGAGAATCCCCATATTTATCTTTAAGTAAATTAGTATTAGTTGAAGTATCTCCAGCATAAATAATATTATTATTATTATCAATTGCTATAGTGCTTCCCCATCTAACTTTTAAAGAACCGACTTTTAATTTTTTATCTCTATAGTCTGCATCTGAGGTATAATCAAAAATGTAATCTTTTGCTGTAAATTTGTATGACTCTAAAGTATCTTTAATTTTTTTATTAGGATTTGAAATAGACCATTTTTGAAAATCATCAGTTCTAAAGAAAGGCCGAGAGTTAGCTAAATAATTTTTATTTTTAACAAGAGATAATGCTCTATAAGATACCTCATCCCATTTTAAACTAAAATTCCACCACCAAAGTAAATCTTCAATAGAAGATATAGTATAAGGACATTTAGAATTAAATAATTTTATTTCATCTATATTATTAGGATATCTTTCTTCTAAAAATTTATCTACTGTCATTTCTAATAATTTAAAATGATTTGCAAATCCTGACGATCCAAAAAGTTGATCACCACATTCACCTGTAACAGATATACCAGTATCTAAATTATCTTTAATATGTTTTAAAACAGGAGAGAAAAAAGGTTTATCCATATAATATTTATTAGGGTCTTTTCCTAATTCTACAACTTTTTCTGTTTGAACTTTGCCATCAATATAATTATTCCAAATTAAAGAATACTCTTCAATAGAAGAATCAGTATAAATTACTTTCAATCTATCATGCCAATCAGAAGGTTTAGATTTTAATAAACTTACTAATGCTACTGTGCTATCTATTCCACCACTCCAGTATACTTTTATTTCTTTATTTTCATTCCATAAGTTTACACCTCTTTCATCTGCTACCTCTGTAAAAGTTTTTGTAAATCCTGTAGCGTCAGGTATTAAACTACCTTCTAACTTTAAATTACTAGATAAAGTATTTGTTCTGTCATTAGGATTCCAAAGACAGTGAATAGCTTTTCCCATAATATCTAAAGTTGTTTTTTCATATTCACCTGATCCAACTCTTAAAAAATCTGGACGAGCAAAAATTAATCTATCACCTAGTACATCAGTTGATGTATTAACTGATGTTTTAGTTTCAGAATTAAATATATTAACAAACTTATCTAAAACTTTAATACTACAATCAATATCTAATTCATCGAAAACACTTCTAATTTGTCCAACACCTACAGCAGTATGTAAAATAATTTCACATTCTATGCATTCTTCTCCAGGTACAGGATTAATAAATTCATCTTGATTATTTAAAATGTCTACACAAGTTTGAGGATCAGTAGCATCTAAAATTTCCTGTCTTTTAATTTTATACAATTTTTCAATAAATAATCTAAACGCATTATTTTTAAATTGTTGTAGTGCATTTTCAGCTTTTTCTTCTTTAGTATTTCCTATAACTGTAGTTGCTTGATCTGTCGTTATTTCTGATCTAAGAAATTGTTCAACTTGTGTAATGCTTTCAGGTTTTGGAAAATACCAATCTCTATTTTTTATATACTGCTTATCAAATCTTTCTAGTACAACTTTTTTAACAGTTAGTAAATCTTTCCACTGCTCTTCAAAAGCTGTCTTATTTGCATTAAGAACCATAACCTTTAGATCAATATCAGAAGGTGATTTATCACTTCCTGGTATTGGGTTATCTATTTTTTTTAATACTAGACTCATTCTATAAAACTCTTTTCTAATTGATGAAGCTCTACTATTACTCTAACTTGTTCTTGAGAATATGCAAAACAACCATAAAAAGCAAAACACAAACCTAAAACTTTAAATGTATTTATTATATATTTTTTATATAACATCTATGATGTAGCTCCAAATACATTTCCTGAATTATTTAAAGTATTTGATGCAGTACCTGCAACATCAATTGCTTTACCTGGCAATCCTCCTGCACCACCTGCTTTGTTAGATTTACATGCTGTAGGATTATCACCAGTAGCGTTAGTAGCATTACTTGCTCCTCCTGCTGACCCACTATTTCCCCAAGTGCCTCCACTGCCTCCTGCACCACCTGTTCCTCCAGCATTACTTGCTCCTGAATTTCCAGACCCTGCAGAATTTGTAGCTGGATTATCAGTACTTGCACCTGCACCACCTGCACCACCAGTAAAATTAACTTGATCAGAACAACCACCTTCATTTTGATGGTCGCCGCCTCCTCGGCCACCACCGCCGCCACCACCGCCACCACCGCCTCCTGCGATGGTAGCTCCTGAAGCATTATTAATGACACAAGTTACATTAGCAAGATCAATAGCATCACCACCTGAAGCACCTGCAGTTCCTGCTGCATTAGCGCCACCACCAGCACCTGCAGCGCCTCCTCTTCCTGCTATAGTTCCACTATTATTAATTGTAAGGTTAGAACCTGAAACAAGATTAACTGTAATAGCTCCTGTGCCTGTTCCTGTTGCTCTAACATTTACACCTGAACTAATATTAAGTGTAACATCAATAGCACTAGTTCCATCCCAACTATAATTATTTACAAGATCGTTTCTTAAATTATAGTCGGCTGTATTAGAAGAAAGTGTGATAACATTTCCAGTAGCAAATACTGTAATACCACCTTGAACTATAGGTAGTGGAAAAGTCATATTACTGTAATGCCTTTACTGTCAACATTGAGAACGTAGTTGAACCATCATTTATTCTTGTAATATAAAAGAAAAACTCATCTCCATTTGTGGTTGAAATAGTATCTCCATCAACCTTAGTATAACCAGAAGTAGTTATAGTTCCTGCACTAGCATTATTTTTATATAAAATTACCATCGTACAATTTTTAGCAGGAACAGCTAATGTATGTGCGCCACCATTAGTTGCAAACTGGAAGTTGCCATCATCAACATTAGGAGTATATGTTCCGCTAGATTTTGTACCTGCACTATGAGCAGCAGCACTAAATCCTGCAGTTAATTCATCAGCTTCGTCTGCTTTTAAAATATCAGCATTAAAAGCCTCTACATCACTTCCAATTGCTACTCCAAGATTTGTCCTAGAAGTACTAGCACTATTTAAATCTGAAAGATTACTTGCTTTTAATAAAGCAGCAGAGTTAATAGATGTTATGGCTGCTAAGTTAACACTTGTTAAAACACT